AACTCTTGGCTACTATGTGCCTCTTATCAATCCAGACGCAATGATTGATCGTGAAGGACTCAATGCTTTCGATTGGATGGCTTGGGCGACAGATCAAGCAAAGCAAAAGATACAATATAAGAATGTTTATGAGAAACTGACGCTATATGCTCGTATAATTCCACAAGATTTCGATCTATATGTTCCTCAAGACAATACGCCCCAAGTCTGGAAGTTTGTTATTATTAACAATAAGGTTCTTCTCTATGCGGAACGCTGCACCAATGCTCACGGACTTATACCTATTATCTTCGGGCAGCCGATTGAAGATGGTCTTGGTTATCAAACAAAGTCACTCGCTCTTAATGTTATGCCTTTCCAGGATTTGGCATCAGCTGCAGTGAATGCAAATATTGCATCAAAGAGACGTCTTGTAATGGATCGCACTCTCTATGACCCATCTAGAATTCGTGAAGCAGATATTAATAGTGATAATCCATCGGCTAAAATTCCTGTTCGTCCTTCTGCTTATGGTAAAACTGTTGGTGACTCTGTATATGCTTTTCCTTATCGAGATGATCTCAGCGCAAGTGTAACAGCAGAAACAGAACTATATGTTCGTTATGCTAATCTTACTACAGGACAGAATCCGGCACAGCAAGGACAATTTGTTAAAGGTAATAAAACGCTGCATGAATATTCAGATGTTATGGGACACAGTAATGCAAGAAATAAAATGATGGCTCTTAATGGTGAGCATCAAGTTTTACTGCCGATTAAAGAGATTATTAAGATCAATATGCTTCAGTATCAAACGGATACTGTATTGTATAATCGAGAACTTCAGACACAGGTAAAGATTAATTCATTAACACTTCGTAAAGCTGTTACTGAGTTCAAATTGAGTGATGGAATTTTACCAGGGGACAAACTTTTCAACACAGAAGAGTTTGAAGTTGCTATTCAAGTTTTAGGAAGTAGTCCGCAGATTTCTGCTGGATATCGAATGCATGACGTATTTACACATCTTTTTAAACAACGTGGAGTAGATCTTCGTCCTTTCGAGAAAACTCCGGCCGAAATTCAATATGAGCAGCAACTAATGGCATGGCAACAACAAGCAACTTTTGCTGCTCAGAAAGGTGCACCCTTTAATGTTCCGATGCCACAGCCGCCTCCTCCAGAACTTATTGAGCAGCAAATAGCTCAGATGAGAGGACGTCGTGGACAATCCTTAAAACAATTAATTGAAGCTGCTGAACGAGTAACTAGGGAAACATCTAGTACTGGAGCCACTGTATGATACAAATAGACACTCCTTTTACTGCGTTTAAGATGACGCAAGAGGAACTTTCTCTTGCACGAGCAATAACTACTGAGCAACGTTGTTATCTACAGACACTACTGAGTGACGCCGCCACAGAAAAGCTCGCAGAAGAATACGATCCAGTTAATCCTTTGCGATTCGCTCAACGAGAAGCATATCTTCGAGGACAGATGGATATCCTTAATATGCTACTCGCTGATACCCAGAGTGTAACTCGACCCGATCGGTTTAAACCGGAACAACCTAAGGAGACATCATGAACATTATTGACATGTTTCGTGGCGCACCGCCAGCAACTCCTACTCCAGCTCAAAATCTTGGGCCAGATGGAAAGCCAGTTCAGCAGCAACAACTTGGCCCTGACGGTAATCCACTTGTTCCAGGAGCTTCCAATACTCCTCCTCAGGGAGAGGATGCGAACAAATCCCCGCTAGCTGAGTTCGGGAAATTATGGGATACTGAAACACTCAAAGAAGGGCAACAACCAAAGCCAGACTTAAACGATCCTCTCTCGATCGTTCCAAACTTACAAATTGATCCGAAACGGTTGTCAGATGCAGCAAAACGGATTGATTTCTCCCGCGTAGTAGACCAGGAACTTGCAAAGAAAGCATTAGGTGGCGATGTTGCTGCTTTCTCTCAAGTTCTCAACAGTGTTGCTCAAGCATCTTTCGCCAATATGTCGATGGTTTCGTCGCGTATTGTTGAAAACGCACTAAGGCAGTTCGCTCCCAAGCTTCTTAATGAATCTTTGCCGCATTCCATTAGGAAGTTTTCAGTTGGCGATGCTTTAGTTTCCAGCAACAAGATTTTTCAAGATCCTGCTGTTGCTCCAATGCTGGAAATGCTAAAGAGTCAGCTTCAGACTAAATACCCCCAGGCTTCAACCAAAGAAATTAGCGATATTGCTAATCGTTTCATGCAATCTCTCGCTAAAGCAGTTGGTGGCGAAGATAATAATAATTCCAATGATCCTAACCGACGTAAAGAAGTCAAAGAAATAGATTGGCTTGACGACTTTCTCGGTGGGACATCAGCACAAAAGTAAATAGGAACAGTATTATTTTCTTTCTTCAATCTGGAGGTCTTTCATGCTTGCCCGCGGAGTAGTAACTGCTGGTAGCGTAACAGGACGCCAAGCTGGGCCGGGAGATGTTCTTGCCTCTGGTGAGTCGTATGCAACACTTACGACTGCTGGTGCAGGAACGATTCTTGGTGCTATGTTTGCAGCAGGCATCCTGCATCGTACTGGCCCTGGAGGTGGTTACACTGACACTACGGATACTGCGGAAAACATTCTCATTGCACTTGCTGGGAATGACTACAAGGTAAACGTAATGCCGGGAACAACTTTCCGGTTCCTCTTCAGGAACACTGTTGCATTCCTGATGACGTTCGCTGCTGGTCTCGGCGTAATTGCTGGAACTGGCACGTTGAACGTAACAGCGTCTCTTGTGCGTGAATACTTGTTGGAAGTACTGAATTCGACTCCAACATTTACCACGCTATGTAGCACCGCTGCCGCAAGTGCTATTGTAACACTTCTCACACCCGCCGCGATGGGTTCCATCACTCCTGGACAGATTGTGTCAGGAACTGGAATTACTGCGGGTTCTCGCGTTTCCGGTGTAACTATCGGTGACCAAACGAGTGCTCGTGGTCAGGTGGACAAGATTACAGCAATTACGCTGAATCAAAACTCAGCGTCTGCTCAATCTTCCACATCCGTCACGTTCTCTCCGTGCATCCGGTTCAATGGATTGCGCGAGAGCACGTTGTAACTGGCCAACTAAAAAGGAGTCATTCACATGACTACGGGTATCTTCAACACTGGCCAGTTCACGCAGGATCTAGCACGGAAATCATTCGCAGGAATGATTACTCGACTGATGCCTAACGGCTCAGCTCCGTTGTTCGGTCTTACGTCCATGCTTGAGAGTGAAACTGCGGGGAACGTGGAACATGGTTTCTTCACAAAGACCATGCTCTTCCCGCAACTAACTCTTGGCGCGGGTGGCCAAACCATTGATGACACAACCTTTACAGTAACCAGCACAGCAAACATCCTTCCTGGGATGATCTTGCGTGTTGACTCTACTGGAGAGAACGTAATCATCAATGGAATTCTCAGCACCACACAAGTAAGCGTGACGCGTGGTGTTGGCACGGTAGCTGCGGCAGCTATCGCTGCATCTATCAACCTGTATCAAGTCGGCAATGCGTTCGAGGAATCTTCGACTCGGCCAAACGCTCTCCAAATCAATCCTGTTCGTGTAACCAACCTTACGCAGATTTTCCGGAACACTTGGGCGATCAGCGGAAGTTCGGCTGCTGTGCAGATGATTGCTGGAGATAGCAACGTCGCAGAGAACAAGCAAGACTGCGCCGGTTTCCATGCGGCTGATATCGAGAAAGCTCTTTTCTTCGGACAGAAGTTCCAAGGTTCCCGCAACGGACAACCGTTCCGCACAATGGATGGGATTTACTCGATTGTAAGCAACCTTGCTTACTACCCGAGTTCCTATTCCAGCGTCAACGTAACGGTAGCAGGCGGAACTACGAACTATACGCAGTTCGAAGCTGCTTTTGATCCGTGCTTTAATCAAACAACGGATCCGAAAGTTGCGAATGAACGGCTGTTGTTCGTTGGTGGAACTGCGAAGAAGGTTATCAACAACATTGGGCGTCTTAACGGCACCTATATGATGGTTGATGGTCAGACTTCGTGGGGACTTCAGTTCTCGACGGTAAAGATCGCGCGGGGAACATTCCGCGTTATCGAACATCCGCTGTTTAACACCAACGCGTCTTGGAGCAAACTCGCAATTGCTGTTGATTTGTCCAGCTTCCGTCTGGCGTATCTCGGCAATCGTAAAACACAGCATAAAGCATTTAATGCTGCTGGCGAAGAAGCCCAAGATAATGGAATTGATGCTGTCGGTGGAACTCTCACAACCGAAGTAACCGATCTCATCAAGAATCCTCCAGCTTTCGGGATCCTGACGAGTCTGACTGCTGCGGCCGCTGGTTAACTTTTTCGTCTCCTGAGAAGTCAATGGTGCAGAGAAGGAGAGAACTTCTTTCCTGCACCATTTTTTTCTCTAAGTTCGTCCAACAGTGAAAGGAAATAACCGTGGCTCAAAACCCTGATCTGCAAGATGCTAACTCTGATACACCGGTGCAACCTCATGTTTCTCCATTGGCAGCTATTACTCCGCCAATGCCAAATACAAAGGTAAGAGAAGCAGTATATTTTACTTGCACCATCATGAATGCTTCGATGTTCCGGCCAGATGGAAAGAAGCTGCCATTTGTTGCTGGATTCTTGAAAACGAGTATTCAAGAAGATATCGCTTATCTAGATGGTGAGATTGAAAACGGAAATCAATATATTCATCGCGCAAATAGCAAAGAAGTTGAACAGGCACGAATGTATGAAGATCCTCTCGGAGCAATCAAGGATGTTGTGAGACTCGAAATGGAGAAACAGGTGCGAGATAACTATACTATTCCTCAGCTCGAAGCTTTGCTTGCTGAGAAAAAGAATCCGAAACCAAAGGATGTTTCTCCTGTTGAAGCACCGGAACAAAAAGCTCGGCGGCTTCTTGCTGAACTGGGAAGCAAGAAGTTGAAACCGGCTGGAACCGATGCTGTTACTAGCGGTATTGCGAGCAGTAACTCAGGTGATGTTGCTCGTTAACTTGATGCTTGCTGTGGAGAGTTGCGGCTTGTGACATACCAGGAAATTTACGACACTGTAATTAGTCTTACGAATCATCCTGAGCTGGTGGCTGAAACTGCTACCGCTGTACAAGCTGCAACGCTTCGAATGCATCAAACTGACTTCTATGAAAGAGATATAACTGAAGCGAAAATTGTTCTAGAAGCTGATGGTTATATTCAGCAAGTTGATATTAGTGGAGTATTTGCACGCTACAGAAGTCTCAAATATCTTCGTAAATGGAATCCAACTGGAGCTGATCCATTTACGCAGCAACTTACCGGAGCTGCTGGCCCTTTTCTTACGATCCTTAATGCGGATCAGATTCTTGATGGTTATGGACTTGAAAAACCTAATGTTGCTTACATTGCTGGTAGGATGCTTAATATCCGCAGTAACACTGTTCTTCGTCAACTTTTAGCTGGATGGTATCAGCTTCCAAAGGTTACGCCAACAACTGAATACAGTAGCTGGATCGCAGACACTGTTCCATTTGCTATCATATTTGACGCTTGTAGTTTAATCTTCCAAATGATCGCTCTCCAAGAACAAAGCCGCAAGTTCGACAGTCTCGTTGCTGAACAGGCTGCAATGGTTAAAATGCACGGCATTGAAATGAGAGGACGCTAATGTGCACAATCTGGGTAGCACTCGCTGATCCAAATCTGCCACAAGGAGCTATTCCATACATAGATACGGATAGCGTTCCTGATATTGATGTTCTTAATCTTTTTTACGACTCTGTTAATAAGCGGATGCAAGTAAAGAATGGTATTGCCTTTGATTATACTCGATCCAGCGCGACAGGGGCACAGACGATCAATAAAGTTGCTGGAACTGTGAAGATTGCTGCTGCTGGACAGACGGTAGTGTTGACGAATAGCCAAATAGACGCCAATTCTCTCATTATTCCTTTTCTGCTTAGTGATGATACTACAGCCAAGAGTGTTGTAGTTTCTGCGCAAGCAGCAGGTTCTTGCACATTTAAACTGAATGCAGCAGCTACTGCAGAAGTGGTTATTGGCTTTCTTGTGCTTCCAGTTGGACAGGTTGTTGCTCAATAAGGAACACGAATGGCTTATGTTCCAAATCCAGTAGATATTACTGATCCTGTAATATCCAGACCCGCTGGTTCAGCAGCGGAAGAATTTCGTGAGCTGAAGGACTATATTCAGACTCTCGCTGTGAGTGCAGGTAAATCTACGGGCGCAAGGCAAACCATTCTTCAGGGAGTAGTCAATTCCAGCGGCTATGCAAACATGCTTAGTGCAGGAACTGGATTGACAGTTAAACTTGCAGCTACTGCACAAGCAATTGTTTTTGCCTTTGCTGCTGGATTTAACGCAACTGTTGGTGCCATTGATAGTTATGCCCAGCTTACTGCTGATACTGACCCAATAATTTCAGCATTGAGTGCGAATAATCTGAGTTATATTTATGCCGACTATGTAAGTGTCAGCAGCATTGCCTGGGACAAAACATTAGTTCCTCCGCAATATGGATATGTCTTCGACCGCACTGAAAATTTTTTGCTGCATTTCGACGGCATTGATGCAGCTACCAGCACCACTGACGACTTTGGAAATACTTGGACATTTGGGGGGAATGCACAGCTTGATACGGCACAACAGAAGTTTGGTAGTGCAAGTTTGTTGCTGGATGGGACAGGCGACTTTGCCAAGACTAACAGCATCACTTCTTTAGGTGACGGTTCATGGGAGGTATCCTGCTGGTTTAGAATCAATGCAAGTCCCGGCAATGGTGTTGTATACGGTCTCATCAGCATCCGAAACGCAGCGGCTTTTGGTATGCTAGTGCAGTTGCAAGATACGGCAGGAGTAGAAAAACTTGCCTTTTATGCATCTTCCACAGGCACGTCTTTTGACATTGCTAACAATGTTTCTGGAACCAATACGACATTTGCTACGGGGGAATGGCATAGAGTAAGAATAGTTTTCGACGCTCTCGCGGGCACCTATCGTGTCTATCTTTCGCTAAATGGAGCAGTAGAAACACAAGATATTTCTGTAGCTTCTACTGCTAGAATTTGCGAGGTGACACAACTTCATCTTGGTATTGCTAGTGATGAAGTAAGCTCACCGTTTAATGGTTGGCTTGATGAATTCCGGCTTCTACGTGCTGCTTCCGCTACTGCTATTGAAACTCCAAAAGCATCTGCTTATGCTGTGAATGAAACCAATCAACTTGTATGTTTCTTTTCCATTCCTGAAATGAAGATGTATGAAGTGACAAGTGCATCTGCTGTTGCTGGCACCAATCCGGGAATGACAGCAAGGAACAGAGTGTTCGTAGCTGAAGCTGATACCAGTGGTGTTGCTGTAACTGCGGTAAGGAACTATGCGCTGCGTGGAGAATATATCAGTGACTACTTCACTATTACAGCTTCGACTACAATAAACAAAGCGCATAACATAGGTGTGCGTCCCGGACGCACAACACAACGCCTGAAACTATTATTAGCTTCGATGGGGTATACTCAAGGCGAGGAACTTGAGGTTAATTATGTGTTTGACGGCAGTACTGGACGAGGAGGTGTAATCTACCTTCCTACACGAAATAGCATGGTGCTTTTGCTTTCAAGCGGCACATATGTATTTGCAAACAAAGGAACGGGCATGTCTGATTCAACTGCTTACAATACAGTTGTTGCGCAGCTTAGAGCATGGCGAGGATGGTAACATGGCTCGTTATCATAGCCGCTGTAATCTTAGTGCTGCTCGCTTTCCATTAACTACCGATCTTGGAAGTCGTACTATTATTCTGCCGCAGCACGACATGAATTATCAACGAAATGCTGTATTTTCAGGCTCTGATGCAGATCGTGATATTGGTGTTCCTCAGGTATTTTATTGTCATAATACATTTCCAACAGAGCAGGGTTTTCAAAGTGTCGGATATGACCAAGTTATTGCCGCTATTCCTACTGCAACAGAGTTTGACCAGATTATTCCGCTTACAGAAGTTGGAGGAAATAAATTTTTACTATCTCCGGCAGGAGGATTAAATTATGTATTTGATGCACCAGTTGGTCAGTGGGAAAGCATAGATCCGATTCCAGCTGTAGAACCTGATGTACTTGTTACTTATGCTTTTGTCCAAGGAAATACATATGTTTATTACGAAAAAATTGGCGCTTTTATTTACAACTCCACAACTAAAACATTTGATTCAGTTACACTGATTGGTCTCAATCCACTACTTGTTAATGGTATTGTAGGAAGTAATGGATATTTGCTCGCCTTTGATGATACAACAATGTATTGGAGCAGCGCAACTAATCCTCTTGATTTTGTTCCTTCACTTATTACCGGAGCTGGTAGCGGAGCAGTGACAGATCTGAAGGGTAGAATTGTAGCAGCTTTGCCTAATATTAATGGTTTTATTGTTTACGGAACAGGAAATGCTGTTGGAGCTTCTTTTACAAGTAATATTCGATTTCCTTTTATATTTAAGGAAATTTCAGGTAGTGGTGGAATTCTCTCAAAAGAACAGGTGAGTCATGACGTTAATTTAGAGAGCCACTACGCACTTACCAGTGTTGGATTACAGGAGATTACTAAAGCTGGCTCTAAAATAGTATTTCCAGAAATTATTGACTTCTTAACTTCTCGTATATTTGAAGATTA